CTACAAAGCCTGGTACGTATTGGAGTGACTACTGTGAGTGAGGCCGAGGACTGGGAAGAGTCCGCGACCTTCGTGGGCTGTACCTGCGATCACGACGATGACCAGCACGGATGGGGTGAGTGCAATGTGGACGGGTGCCCTTGCGAGGGAGGGTGGGAAGAGTGAGTGACTGGCGGAAGAACTTCAGCCCGGAGTACCTGGCCGAGATGGATAGGGACCAGGCTCTTCTGGACCACGCTATGCACGTCCACGCCGAGTTCGGGCCTGACCCCCTGGGCCTGACCCCGGAGCAGCGCGAGGTCAGCGACATGAACGAGGCCGTGGAACGCATGCTGGTTTCGGACTGGGCCGGCGGCCGGACGGGCCTGATCACCGTGCCTCTGGCCTGCGGGCACTGCCGGCGGTACGGCCACATCGAGAGCGAGTGCCCGTACGTGATCAATGGAGAGTGGAGCGAGGCATGATCAACCGACTGGTCAAGTTCATCGACGAGGCCGCGGCCAACCCCGCGGTGGCGGGGATCTTCATTGCGTGCATGTGCGTGGCCGCGATGCGGATCGGGTTCAACGAGGGTGGCAAGATCGCGGTGGGCATCGCGGAGATGATCTCCCGATGAAGATCACGATCGAGTGGATGGACGGCGTCCGGCGCGAATACAACGCGGACAGGGTGACCGAGTCAGAGGCGACGCTCACCATTCACGCGGCCAAGTACTACGGTGGCGCCACCGAGGTCACGCACAAGGTGGCCCTGGCCAACGTGCGAGAGGTGGCGTACTCATGAGCCGCATCGTGGTGGCGACCGGCGACGACGCCCCGGGGATCCGCGCGGCCCTGAACTACCTGGAGCAGCACTATGGCCTCCCGGACTCCGACGTGCGTGGCATCTACATAGCGGCCGAGGTGGGCCAGGTGCCGCTGGTGACCGTGGAGCTGTTCATGAACGACGCCCCGGCCGACGAGGTCCCGCCGGGCCTGGCCCGCCGGCTCCGGCGCATGGGCTGGACTCCGCCGCCGTTCGGACCGCTTTTTCCGGCGGACCGTCCGCCGCTGGTCCCAGTTCCGCCGTGCCCGGTGTGCGGTGGGTGTTGCCCTGGGCACCCGCCGGACGGGAGCCATCTCGCGGAGCCGTTCATCTGCATGGACCATCACAAGGTGGTGGAGCCCGGTGAAGACCGCGGCTGAGCGCCGGGCCGCCCTGGAGACGGAGGCGGCCCGGATCAAGGCCAGGCTGGACGAGCTCGCGAAGCAGATCGACGGGGATCCGTCCGCCTGGCTGAAGATCCAGGAGCGCCTGGGCGGGGACGTGGCCGAGGTCCTGGTGGACAAGGTCCTCTCCGAAGCCAGGCAACAGGCCACCGCCCTGGCCGGGATCATCCGCGCGCTGGACGGCACGGCGGCGGGGGAGTCCGGCGGCCAGCCGGCGGCTGACCCCTCGGACGAGTTCAGCCGCAAGCGTGCCGAGAAGCTGGCCGCAGCCCAGAAGCAGGCGTAAGTCTGCTATAGTGTAGGTATGAGCGAGACGCAGAAGGCCCACCAGGTGGGCAACAAGGTCATCATCCGCCGCGGCGAGTACCGCAACCAGGAGGGGCGCGTCATCGGCGTGGCCCCGGACGGGGAGCTGGCCGTCCAGTTCCCGGACGCGACCATGACCATGGTCAAGCCGGCCAACGTCCGGGAGCCGGCCGTCCAGACCTACACGGCCAAGGACGTGGCCGAGGTGGTCCAGGCCCTCGTCAACCGGGGTACGGACCGCGGCCTGGACTCCGCCCAGGCGTTCCTGGACGAGGCCGAGGACGCGTTCCCGGGCCTGCGGGACCTGGTCTCCTGGCCGGTCCGCGAGGCCAGCGAGGCCGGACCCGACTGGCCGAACGGCTGACCGCGAAAGGGCTCGCATCAGAAATCTTGGTGCGGGCCCTTCCTTTCTGCCGTACGCCCTTTATACTAGGGGTATAACTACAGAGAGGACGAGGGCCATGCTGAAGTTCGACCCCACGATGCCCAACCAGTGGTGCTCCACCTGCCAGGCCGCCACCCCCCAGGCCCTCCTGGACACTGGCCAGTACGGATGCGCACAGCACAACACGAACCCCAAGATCTACAAGCGGGCCACCACCAGCCGCGGTTCGGTGGCCGACGAGCCGGTAGACCCGGAGGTCCCGGACTGGATGCTCTGATCCACCCCACCCCCGATCACGTACTCTGTGATCGGGGGTGATTCATGTCCAACGTGCGACCGGCCGACGACGGCATAGGCATCTGGCTACCCGACGGCACGCTATGGACGCCGCCGCCCCACCCGGTGAGCGGCCGGATCCAGCCGGCGGCCGAACTCATCCCCCGCGTGTGCACCGTCCCGGACTACGCATTCAGTTCCGGCTCCGAGTGCATCGAGCTCGCGGCGTCTGCCGGCCTCATGCTGGACCCCTGGGAGCAACTCTCCCTGATCCTCGGCCTGGGCGAGACGGCGGCCGGGAAGTGGGCCGCCTACATCGTGGCCCTGATCGTGTCCCGCCAGAACGGCAAGGGCGCGGACCTGGAGGCCCTCGGTCTCTACTGGCTGTTCGGATCCGGTGAGCGCCTGATCGGCCACACGGCGCACGAGTACAAGACCGCCATGGAGGCCTTCCGCCGCCTGCTCTTCTGGGTGACGAACACCGACTGGATGCGCAAGAAGGTCAAGAAGGTCGTCAACACCAATGGCGAGGAAGGTATCGAGCTCCTGGACGGCCGGCGGATGCGCTTCCTGGCCAGGTCCAAGGGTGCCGGCCGCGGCTTCACCTTCAACAAGCTGATCTGGGACGAGGCGTACGCGCTGACCGAGGAGCAGCAGGAGGCCCAGTTGCCGACCCTGTCCGCGGTCCTGAACGGCCAGATCTGGATGACCTCCAGTCCGCCCCTGACCTCGGCGGACGGCAAGCCGTTGTTCACCATCCAGAAGAACGCGCCGAACGCCCAAGACGTGGCGTTCATGGACTACGGCCTGGCCGGCAACCTGGAGGACCTGGACCCGGCCGTCCTGGACGACGAGGACCTCTGGATCCTGGCCAACCCCAACGCCCCGGAGCGCATCTCCGTGGAGACCATGCGCCGGGAGCGGGCCGCGATGAGCGATCGCGGTTTCGCCCGGGAGCGGCTCGGCATCTGGCCGCCCAACCTGGAGCATGGGTTTACGGTCATCTCGCGGGAGCAGTGGGACGCGATGGAGGACGCCACCTCCGGCGCCCCCGGCCCCCTGACCGAGCTGGTCGGCCGCCCCACAGTGTGCCCGGTGATCGGCCCCCGGCGCGGCGGCCAGGCGCGCGCGTCGATCGGCCTGGCCTCGGCCCGCCAGGATGGCCTGGCCCACATCGAGCTGGTGAAGAACGGCGCCGGGTCCGACTGGCTGATCCCGGACCTGGTGGACCTGGTGGTCAACTCCCGTGCCCGCATCGTCATCGATCCCGGGTCCGCGGTGGGCTCGATCCTGGGTGACCTCCGCAAGGCGCTCCGCAAGGGCCTCGGCCTGGCCGTGGACGATTCCGTGGACCAGCACATCACGGAGATGACGACGCGGAACGTAGCCCAGGCTTTTGGCATGATCTATGATGCGGCCACCAGGCCCGCGTCCGAACCGCGGACAGTCGTTCACCTGGGGCAAGGGGAACTCGTGCTGGCGCTGGGCGGGGCCGACACGCGAGACGTGGGCGACGGTCGGGCCTGGGACCAGCGTGAGGCAACCCAGGACATTACCGGACTTGTGGCCGTGACCAACGCTCTGTGGGGCCTGAGTGCTGACCCGGGCGACGAGGGGACCGTACCGATGGTGATGTGGCTGTGAGCTGGCGAACGAGGCAGATCGGTATCCGCTTCATCCCGGAGCCGGTGGCGTACAGGATCGGCCGCTTCGCGTGCAAGGTCCTGGGGTGGCACGGCATCTCCTGCCGGGGCCGGAAGGATCACACGCCGGACCAGATGGTCTCGCACCCGGCCCTGGAACGGTGGTACCTGTGAAGGCGCTCGATCTGGTCCGCAACTTCAGCCGGGACGTTGTCCGCTGGCAGGATCCGGGCCGGCAGAAGGTCATCCAGCGGTGGGGTGACCCGACGTTCCAGGCCTGGGTGGACTCGTACCTGAAGTTCCAGGGCGGCGTCTACCAGCCGGCGTACACCACCACCTACGCGGGTGAGAAGGTGGAGCGGCCGGGCGACTCGTTCATGGGGTACGCCTCCGGCGCCTACAAGGCCAACGGCGTGATCTTCGCGGTCAGCATGGCCAGGGCGCGACCCTTCTCGGAGATCGCGTTCAAGTTCCGCCGGCGTAACCAGGTGGGCGGTGGGAACGATCTGTTCGGCAACCAGGAGCTGGCCGTCCTGGAGAACCCCTGGCCGGGCGGGACCACTCAGTCCCTCCTGCTCCGGGCCGAACAGGACGTGACAGCCGCTGGAACGTTCTTCGTGGCCCGGGAGCGGGACCGGTTCGGCCGGGACCGGCTCCGGCGCCTGCGGCCCGACTGGACCGAGTTCGTCCTCACGGCCCCGCCGGACGAGGCGGTGGAGGCCGACATCGTCGGCTACCGCTACGTCCCCGGCGGCCTGCACTCCGGCAACCAGGCCCGTTACTACCTCCTGGACGAGTGCGCGCACTGGGCCCCGATCCCGGACCCGGACGCGCTGTACCGCGGCATGTCCTGGCTGACCCCGGTCATCGAGGAGATGATGGCCGACAAGGCGGCCACCGCCCACAAGCTGAAGTTCTTCGAGAACGCGGCCACCCCCAACCTGGCCGTGTCGCTCTCGGAGAAGGTGCCCTACCAGGAATTCGAGAAGTTCTCGCGGCTGATGAATGAGCGCTATGGCGGCGTGGAGAACGCCTACAAGACGCTCTACACCGGTGGCGGTGCGGACGTGCGTGTCATCGGCGCGGACATGCAACAGCTCGACTTCCGCGCGACCCAGGGCGCGGGAGAGACGCGGGTGGCGGCGGCCGGCGGCGTGCCCCCGATCGTGGTGGGTCTGTCCGAGGGCCTGTCCTCGGCCACGTATTCCAACTACGGCCAGGCCAAGCGGGCGTACGCGGACCTGTTCCTGCGAAGCCAGTGGCGCTCATTCTGCGGTGCCATCTCCCCCATCATCGACGTGCCGGACGACGCCACCCTTTGGTACGACTCCCGGGACGTGGCGTTCCTGCGCGAGGACGCCAAGGACCTGGCCGAGGTCATGTCCATCACCGCGGGCACGATCAACGCTCTCGGAGCCGGCGGCTGGACGCCCAACTCCAGCCGGGATGCCGTCCTGGCCGAGGACCTCTCTCTGCTGGTTCACTCCGGCCTGATGTCCGTCCAGCTCCAGCCGCCCGGCGCTGGGCAGGAGAAGACCCCGGAAGCCGAAGACCGCGAGACCTTCAGCAGCAAGGTCCAGGATCTCTCCGCCCTGGCCGGCGGCCCATTCTCCCCGGAGAGCATGGTGGAGGCGGTGGACGCGGCCGACCTGACCAAGCTGGAGATCTCGGAGCCGGAAGAGCCGGATCCCGAATCCGTCAACGGGGACCTGACCGTTGGCGACGATCCTGACCCGGCCGCGGATGAGGCAACGGCCGCCGCACTGGAGGAAGCGATATGACCATCACCCGCGCCGGGACGGCCTCCTGGGACGAGAGCAAGCACAAGCGGGGGACCGGCGCCCAGGGCGGCCAGTTCGTCTCCACCGGAGCCAGCGGCAAGAGCTCCACCGTGGGCTACGACTCCAAGAAGGGGTCCGGCGCAGGCTACGGGGTCAAGGGCGGAGACGAACGGGTCAAGCAACTCCAGAAGTACCTGAACACCCTGGGCCTGAAGGACGCCAACGGCAACGAGCTGAAGGTGGACGGCAAGCTCGGTCCCAAGACCACCGCGGCCATCAAGCGCATCCAGCGCAAGCTGGGGATGAAGCCGGACGGCCTGGTCTCCGCCAAGTTTCTGGGCCAGCTCCGCCGGGCGGCCGACCGGAAGAAAAAGGGCACGTACAACGCGGCGTCCCGCCAGAAGGCCGCGGCCACCGCGGCGGCCAAGAAGGCTCCCGCCCGAAAGACTGCCCCGGCCAAGAAGACCGCGCCCCACAAGGCCGCGCCCCGGAAAGCCACCTCGGCCCGCAAGGCCGCCCCGGCCAAGAAGACCGCCGCCCGGCCCCAGGGGGGCCGTATCGCTAACCCCCGGAGGGGATAACCGATGGACCTGATGATCAACCGGTATCACCCGATCGACGATCTGGAGATCAAGCGGGTGGACCGGACCGGCCGGACCGTAACCGCCTACGCGACCTTCTTTGACCAGGAGGCCGAGATCAAGGACCGGCACGGCCACTACATCGAGAAGATCCATCGGTCCGGTTTCTCGCGCACCATCTCCCGGGGGATCGACCGGGTCCAGGTCTACTACAACCACGGCTATGGCCTGGACGGGCGGCCCCACCCGATCGGCCACGTTCCCATCGCCACGCCGGTGGAGATCAAGGCGGACGGCAAGGGCCTGCTGACCGTCAGCCGCTACAACGATGGGGAGCTGGCGGACGCCGCCCTGGCCGCCTGGGAGGGTGGCCAGATTCGCGGCCAGTCGTTCTCCGGCCGCGTGTTCAACGACCGGAAGATCGGCAAGCGCGGCGGCCTGGACGTGATCGAGCGAACCGAGCTCGGCCTCCGGGAGTACGGCCCCACTCCCAATCCGGCCTACGTGGGGGACGGCCTGGTGGCGATTCGCAGCCAGGAGGACCTTGTGGAGCTCATCCGTAGTATCCTCGCGGACAGCGAGATCACTCCGGACACGGACTCGTCTCGCCAGGAACCCCGCACCCGCCCCGGTTCCGCCCAGGACGAGGACTCGCCCGCATCGGGCCACTCCAGTCGAAACGCGAGGATCGCGCGAGCACGCGCGGCCCGGTTCCAGATGGAGCACCCCGATGCCACGACACCGCAATCCTGAGCTCATCGACGAGGAGATCCAGCGCAACCGGGACGTAGTCCTGGAGGTCGCGGACCTGGAGGACCCCTCGGACGAGGACCTCACCCGCCAGGAGGAAGCGCTCAACGCCATCCCCGATCTGGAGGTGGAGCGCTCCGACGCCGAGGCCTACTACGACGAGATCGAGCGCGTCCGCTCCCTCGCCGAGGACCGCGAGAACCGCGAGCCCGGTGACCAGCGGGACACCGACGTGACCCGGAGCCGGCGTGAGCGCGGCGCCCCGGAGATCAAGCGGAACGTTGACCCGTTCGAGATCCTGCGCTCCAGCACGGTGGCGAACACCATGTCGCCCACCGAGCTCGGCCAGGCCCTCCAGGACGCCAACCTGAAGGCGATCGAGCGATTCGAGATGCCCAAGGGCTACGACGGCTCGTTCGAGGGCTACATCAAGCGCCACGGTCACGGCCGGGGCCGCAACGCGGAGGAGCGCCTGGCCTGGTCCCGTCAGCTCCTGGAGCGCCAGCGGGACGACTACATTGGTGCTTTCGAGAAGGTGATGGTGGGCGACACCATCTCGCTGACCGACGTGGAGCGCGCGGCCATCGCGGTGGGCACCAACACCGCCGGCGGCTACCTGGTACCGACGCACCTGGACCCGACCCTGATCCTGACCAACGCCGGGGCCAAGGACGTGGTCCGGCAGATGTCCCGGGTGGTCACCCTCGTGGGCGGGGCGAACCGCTGGAACGGCGTTTCGACCGCCGGCTCCACGGCCTCGTGGGACGGGGAGCTGACCGAGGTCTCGGACGACACTCCGCCGTTCGCCCCGATCCAGATCCCGGTGTTCTCGGCGAAGAGCCTCATCCAGGCCTCAATCGAGTCTTTCGAGGACATCACTGGCCTGGCCGGGGACGTTCAGATGCTTCTCCAGGACAGCCGGATCCGGCTGGAGGCCGCCGCCCACATGACGGGCAACGGCACCAGCCAGCCGTGCGGCATCTTCACCGCGCTGGACGCCAACACCAACGTGGAGATGAGCCTGACCACCGGCCACACCTGGACCCGGGCGGACCTCGGCCGCGTGGTCAACGCGCTGGGCGACCGGTGGACGGACGGCGCCGAGTGGCTCATGCACCCCAACTTCATGGAGGAGATCCTGGAGCTGGGCACCGCGCTGGGCGCCAGCTACTCCGTGGACCTGACCCAGGGCTACGTGGAGCAGCTCCTGAGCCACAAGGCGAACCGGTCGTTCATGGCCCCCTCCACCAGCCAGACCACCACGATCGACAACCTCCTGGTGTTCGGCGAGTTCAGCAACTTCGTGATCGTGGACAAGCCCGGCTCCACGGCCATCGAGTTCATCCCGCACCTGTTCAACACCAGCAACAACCTGCCCGACGGCCGGCGGGCCTGGTACATGCACTTCCGGAACGGCTCGGACTCGGTCAACGACCTGGCGTTCCGTCTGCTCCAGGACAAGACCACCGCGTGATCGTGAGATGATTCCCGGCATGCAGACACCATCCGTAGGACGCATCGTTCTCGTCGCCGTCAATCCCGACGAGAACGGCGGACAGGACTACGCGCCGGGAATCATCACGCGAGTGTGGCACGCGCGCACGGGAGTCGTCGGCCAGGAACATTCACTGGTCAACGCCTCGGTTGCGCTGGACTCGGACTCCGGTCCGGTTCGGCGCACCTCGATCAAGCTCTACGAGAATCGGCCGGAAACGGCCAAGCCCGGCGTGGCCTGGTGGCCGCTCCGCACCCAGTAGAAGGGGCCAGCGATGGTCTACGACAAGAAGCAGAGCGGCGATCCGGACTTCGACGACAAGGTCCCACCGGGCCAGCACGGCCGCGTGGTCACCGCGGGCGATGGCGAGGTCATCGGCCAGCTCTCCGAGTCCACCGGCCCCGTGGACGCCCAGGGCGCCCACCTCCACGTCGCGGACCCGTACGGGGACGAGCTGGACACCCGGCCCGCGCCGGGCGAGGTGGCCGAGGTG